TTTCTTCTTGAATTTTGTACTGATCCTTTAGGTGCCGTACAACAGAAACTTGTCCAGAAGAAAACCAAATTTGTTTCTCTTCCATACTAAGGTCAGGACACTGATCAAGATACATTTCTTCCAAATATTTGATAATATCAGGGTCAATGTAAGGTGTCATATATTCAAAGAAGTTGGAGAAACAGCTCCTGGTGCCGTACCACTATAGCCGCCAAGTGCTCCTCCTGCCGTAACTGGAGTTCGACTTATACCCGGTTGGCCAGCAAGAGAACCTGTTTCTACTTCTGCTTCAGCAAGTTCCAATTGTTGTTGACGTAGTGTGGCAATACTTTCTTGTTTCTGTTTTTGAATCCTTTCTGTAGTAATTTGTGCTGTGGTTTTCTTGCGTTGAACCAAAGCTTTTGCTGCTTCAATTCTTGCTTGCTCTTGCGCTTCTGCTTATGCTCGTTCTGCTGCTGCTCTAGCTTGCGCTTCTCTAGCTGCTTGAGCTGATGCTTGTCGTTGTTGTTCTTCTAATCTTCGTTGTGCAATTATTCGATTATTTTCTGCAATGTTTCTTTCTACGGCAGCAGCAAACGCAGCTCGTCTTGCACGACGCTGTGCCCCTTTGTTGCCGCAACTACCAAAAATATCACACCAACGAACAGATAATTCAACACCAGAAAATTCCCAGCCAAAGGGATCGCTCCAAATGGCTGGGTCAACAGATTTACTTTCTGAACTATTAAACATAATTACGCATAACTAGGTAAGTCCATGTTACTTGTTTCAAAGAAAGCAGGAACACGGGCTCGCTTAGTTTCAAGCAAACCTTCGGCTTTACCGGCATACATCAAGCTATCGCTTTGATCAAGCCAGAACTGCTTGTCAAGGTATTTGTCTTCTGAGCGGCCAAGAGGCTGCATCACCCAAGCGATTGTAGCCTTTCGTAGGCGATCAAGGCTAGGAGAGACAGTGAGACCAAGCTCACGACACACCAAGGAGTTGACACTGACGTGGATAGTTTCATCACGACTAATATCGGCTGAGATTACTCTCAGTCCGCTGTCTCCACAGAAGCGAAAGAACGGGAGGAGAACGAAGAATAAAGCTCTCTCAGCCACCATTGCTTTGAGTACGGTGTGGTCTGGATGATCGACCCAAGCTTCTTTAAGGCGTTGTGCTTCCGCTTCTGCTGCTGGATCAATACCGTGTGCTCGTGCTGCGTATCCAAGTGCGACATCGTGTTTTTCCTCATCAATAATGTTTGAAAGAAGAACCTCTCGTGCTGCTTCAGGAATCTCAGTCTTAAGTGCCTCGTTAATAAAATCACCAACAGGCAGCTCAAGAGCACGTAGAGCCAAAGCCCGACGAATAGTTTCTTCAGAACCCTCTTTTAGTTTACCTGCAGTTGGTTGAACTGGAGTCCATGTACGTTTCTTTTGCAGTAGTTTTTGATACGGAGTCATCATTCGGCACAGTCGCATTGAACGGGGTCAGATCCCTCTAGGATTCCAGCAAGATAATCATCAACATCAACGTCTTTAATTGCTGCGTAGATGTCTGATTTGTCTTGTGTATCCGGCATCACTTGAAGGCTGTAATACAAACTCTTCAAGGGGGAGTTAATCCATCGTGCCATAAAACTACGATCCATTGTTGTCATATCCGACCACCAATTCATTGAAATAGCGTGAGCCATTCCAGTGCTGTCCATCATTCTTTGCCATTCACAATTAAGTGTGAAGAAAGTATCCCAACCTACTTCTTCTGCAATCTCACACTTGGGATTAAATTCATAACTTTGAACACCCAAAGTTGAGCTGTCGCGATCAACAGAACGACTAACAGGGGGAGCGATTTCGGGGGTTGTAGTGTAACCCTCACGGTCCTGGTAGCGATACGCACAAGAGGCTGTAGGAGCCACAGTAAAGGCGCGAGACATACCATGCTCTTGAGCTACCTTTGCGGCCCGTTGAAAGCCTTCCTGAAGGGCTTCAGAAATTGCGCCTGGTTTTGTTACGCCGTTATACACACCGAGGTTGGTGTATTGCAAAGCTTGAACAAAGTCTTTGTAAGCAACGCCTTCAATGGCAAGCAAGTTTGCAAGACCAAGAACACCAAGACCAACTTGCTTGTCTTTGTGAACGTAAATACCTGAGTCTTCAACCTCAGTTTGTTTATACAGTTCACACAGAAACCGCATACCATCTTCAAAAGCTTGAGGAATGTCTTCAACCTTGCAAATACCGAGGTTGATGTGATTTAACAAACAAGTGTCGCGGCTTTTGAGAAGAATCTCTTGGCAAACGTTGGAGTAAATCCGTTCGCCGTTTTTGTCGTATTGCTTTTTAACAATCCAAACATCGCCACGACGAGCAGCATCCATGATTGCAGCCAGCTTGTCAGGTTCGTTGACAATTTCAGGCTCAACGTTTACACAACGCTTCAACCAAGGAATACGTGCGCGATCGTAATTTAGAAACTCAAGCAAATCTTTATGGTCCGCGTCGAGATGACACACCACAGCACCATTACGATACCGACCGCCTCTACGAAGAATTTCATTGAACTTGGAAAAGATTTCCATAAAACCGCAAGGACCAGAAGCAACCATGCCGTGATCGTTTTCGGTTCCTTTGGCGCGAAGTTGTGATAGATGCACAGATACTCCAGCTCCATAGCGCAACGCTTTAGAGACAAACTGGAACGCACCTTCCAAGCCATCAGGATCTTCGTCCATCGTGTCGCGGCATACAAACACCGTGCAGCTGACGGGGTAGCGCCGCGTAGGATTCTCCAGCCAGCTTTCAACGCGGCCGGTCATTGCGATTGCAGGATTCATTTTAAAGATCAGTGAGGTTTGGTTGTTCGTAGTTAGGGCCTTTCTGCACCTTACCGTCGATTAGTTTGAACGGCAGCTTGGAATAGTTCGACGCAGCAATGCGATCAAAAGCAACGTCTGGATCAACTTCAAGTGTATGAAGCATACCGTAAGCAACCCAGATAAGGTCGCAAAGTTCCTTGATAACTTCAGGTCGAGTTTCGTTTTTCCAAGCGTGCATAACTTCGTAAAACTCTTCTTCGAGAAACTGAAGTTGTTTGTCACAATCTGGCTTGTCAAGCTGGTTCGCTTGTTTCATCCAGTGTCTCACTATTCGGGAATTGGAATTCAAAGTCATTGCAGTTGAGAACAGATTCGTAAATCGTTGGATCATAGGTTGGTCGAGATTCATACCGTTGGATTAAACGATCAAGATACCAACGGGCTTTTTTAAGATCTTCAACACCGTTTTTGTGTTGATACCGAGTGACGTATTTAATTACGTTGCCTTCAAGAAAATCAAAGGCGTGGCTTTCAATGTAATCAATGCACTCAATTACTCCTTCGTCGACGGCGTAGTGGGAGGGGTTGATGGGATCGTGAGTGGTGTCCATAGTTGAAGTTCATCAAAGGTGTACTCAGTGTTTCGGAGGATGCGAGCAAGGCGTGCTTGCGTGAGAGCGTAGTCAGGGCCAAAGCCTTTCTTTTCGTACTGTTTAATTACAGTTCCCCATGCGGAGGCTTCTGTGAAGTCTTCTTCTGGGATGAGTTTTTCCGCTGTCTTCGGCCCAATTCCAGGGCAGCCAGGATACCCGTCAGTGGTATCGCCGGTAAGAACTTGGCGGTAAAAATAAACATCGGCTTCGAGATCGGAGATGGAGTAAGTGTTGCCCTCGTTATCAAGATGCAAACCAGGAATCTGTTTCAGGTCTTTGTCACCTGACCAGAGAATGGTTTCTTCTGGATTACGAGTACTCAAAATGCCGAGCACATCATCACCTTCCAGGTTGTACCAGCACTCTGAGGGATACGATCCTTCAGCCCAGTTTCTGGTTGCTACAAAACCAACAGGTTTGCGGCGGTGATAGTTGACACGATTGCCTTTGTAAGTTGGATCAACCTTCTTACGAAAGTTTTCGTTTGAAGTCCAGCAAAGGACAACACTGTCAGCTTTGGCTTGCTTTTGTTTTGCTTCCACAAGCTCAGTAAACATGAGTTTAGCTTGCTTAAGTGGAAGATGAGTAGTGATGATGTCAGGCATCCACTCAATCTCTGTCTCGCAACTGGCTACTGTCTGATACAGCAGCATGTCTGCATCAAGCAGCAGTTTCATTGTGGTCACCTCCGTCAATTGATGTCATCATATTTTTGCGCTCAAGGTAATCAAGCGCTTTTAGGACGCCTTGAGTATCGTCCCCAAGTTTTCCAATTGCGACGTTGCAATCGCTGCACAACCAGCCACGAAACTCTTGTGTCGTGTGGCAATGATCGAGCACTAGCTTTTTAACTTGACCGCAACATTCACACCTACCGTTAGCTGGTGGTGGGTTGTGCTGTCGTAATCTTTTGCGATTCTTTACGTTAATCCTGTTGCAAGTTTTGCAATGCGGATACCGACCATCAGCTTTCTGCTTGTCACCGTGAAACTCAGTAACAGGTTTGTCTTGTTTACAAACCGTGCAGAACTTAGTGACAGTCGGCCCAGTTGTTTCCCACTTTATATTCTGCTGCAATGGGAATCCGTAAACCGAGGTCTTCCCCGGCAAGTGCAGCTGCCTTGATCGCGAGTTCTCCGAGTTGTTGTGCATGAGCTTTCTCCACAGAAAATTGGATTTCGTCGTGAATGTGGGCAAGGAAGGTCCAGTGTGTGTCGTACAACAAACCAGCTTTGGTCAGCAGTTCAAAGCACCTGATGTACCAGACCTTGCTGATCAATGCCCCAGCGGATTGCAGCAAGAAATTCAAGCTGCTATGCGCTGAGCGGATTTGTATCTGACGGCCATCCAAAGCTTTGATATAGCCTTGGCTTTCTGCCTTTTCGGTTACCAGCTTGGTAAGTTTATCCAAGGCTGGCATGTTTTTAAAATACTTTCGCTTGAGCTTGCCACCGTCCTGTCCGGTGATCAACGTCAACTTCTCTGCTCCAGCTCCATACATCAAGGCGTAGAAAAATGTCTTGGCCTGATCTCTGGTAGCTAACCCAGCAGCCTTTTGGTTTGCTGTGTGGATGTCGCCGTGCAACACCTCGTCGGCAAACTTACCGCCATCAAAGGGGTAGGTGTAATGGGCCAAACACCGTGCCTCAATCCCGCTGAGGTCAACGCCCACCTGTTTGCGCTTCATCGAAACGTCAGGTACAAACAGAGTTCGGCACTCCGATCCCAGGGCTGACCTAACAGCAGGCACCTGGGCCATGTTGGGGTGAACGTGACTACAGCGAGCTGTGGCACAGCCGACAGTGATAACACTGCCGTGCAGTGAGTGGTCCTCTCCTACGAGTTTGAGCCAGGCGTTGTTACCTGTGCTCAATTGACCTAGCCGTTTTTGGAGTGTGAGGTGTGAAACAAAATCCTCAGCTCCTGGAATCTTCGACAGAATCGTTTCATCCACCTTCGGTTTACCTGTCTCTGTCATCTCTTCTGGCTTCCACTCCAGATGAGTTTGCAGAGCCCAAGCAATGTGATCTCGTGAGTTGGGATTCAACTCATCAAGACGACACATAGCTGCATCTTTGATGTAGCCCCGTGTGGAGTTGTCACGCTTCGGTGTGAAGACACCACCGTCAACGAACGGGAACCGTTGTCTCAATCGTTCGCTGAGAGTATTCAGTTGTTCATTGACCTCGGCTTCCAGCTTGAGCGCTCCTTCAACGTCAAACGGAAACCCAGATCGTTCCTGCAGGGAGATCAACTTCGCAAAGTTCATCTCTAGATCTATGGCACAAGGGATGCCTTCGATCTTTGGTTGCAACCGAGTGAAAAGCTTAGCATTCAAATCCACGTCACAGACACACCTTTCGGCTAACTCGGGGGTGAGTGTGCTGAAGTCTGTAATGTCTGCGTGTGCTTTTTGAAAGCCCAAGCGGTAGCCGTAAGCTTCCAAACTGTGACGGCCATACATCTGCATTGGCATGTTCGGCCACTTGCGCTTGAAGTCTTT